GGTGTCAAGTGTCGGACTCAGGTCGGTGAAGCGACCGCCTCCAGGGCCGATTTCAACGCCATGGGCAGTGCCTTCCCCCGCTTTTCTGCTCGGCGCAGTATCCCTGCGGCTGCCGTCCCACTCAAAAAGTACCTGGGCGGGATCGAACCCTGCTCTAGCACTTGCGACAACGAACACACGGCGGCGTCGTTGGGCCACTCCTGTGTATTGGGCGTCCAGGGTCCGCCAAGCGATTGCGCGCGCGGGTCCATACACACAACCAGCGTTCGCCCATTTTTCCCCTGGCGGCTGAAGCGGCTCATCTTCTCCGGCAAGCCCAGCCAAAAAGCACCCGAAGGCGTTGTCTTTGGTTGATAGGACACCGGGGACGTTTTCCCAGAAGACGATTGAGGCTGGTTTTCCAGATCGGACTCGAACATGGTCAATTGCATCTGCAAGCTCCACAAATTTCAAAGACAAATTGCCGCGTGCGTCATCCAGCGATTGACGCAACCCGGCCACACTGAATGCCTGGCACGGTGTGCCACCGCAAAACACATCAGGCGCTTCCACTTCCCCAGTCAGCACCCGTTTGGCGATGGTGGTCATGTCACCAAGGTTGGGTACCTCTGGGTAATGATGGGCCAGCACCGCCGATGGGAACGGCTCAATTTCAGCCAGCCATGAGGCTTTCCATCCCAATGGGTTCCATGCCACGCTCGCGGCCTCAATTCCTGAACAAACGCTTCCGAATTTGATGGTCACACCACACCCCCAGCCATCTTCTGAGCCACCGCACGGATACGCGCATTGAAGAACCGGCGCACCACGTAGCCACGGGCAACAGATGCGACCGTGAAAATCAGCGTGATACTCACGTTTTCTCCAAGCGTGAAACTGTGGCCGTGCATCGGGTACACGATGAGGCTCAGCACAAGACTCATGACAAACCCAATGGCTGTGCCAATGCAGGCTTCAACAAATGAACCTGTACGTGTTTGATTCATAAATTCACTTCCTTCGATCAAATTTCTTGCCATTGCCGTTACCGATGTGCCAACCTCCGCACACATCACACCGGTACGCACTGGCTTTGCTGTCTTTGCGCTGGGAGGCTTGGCGCGCAACTTTCTTGGCCAACCCAGCGTCAGAAAAACGGTGCTTGCCAGTGCACCTCGCTTGCTCCAGCCAAAGGGGTGGCTTTTTGTTGGGCATGCCTATGCGCCAGTGCTGCCTAAACCACCAGTACCGCGTTCGGTGGTGGACAGTTCATTGACCTCTTGGAGCGTCAGCCGTGGGTATGGGATAACCAGGGCTTGGGCAATGCGGTCGCCTGCGTTGATGTGGATGCCGCCGCTTGTGTCAACCGTCAGCTTGACCTTCAATTCGCCGCGGTAGTCGCTGTCGATGACGCCAACGCAATTGGCCAAGCGGGTGTTGTTCTTGAACCCATGGCCACTGCGCGAGAAGATCAGCATGACGTGATCCTCTGGAATCTCAAAGGCAAGGCCCGTTTCGAGCACAACCGTTTGACCTTGTGGGATATGGATACCATGGTCTTTGGCAGACTGATACCAGTCACAACCATGTACGTAGATGTCCAGGCAGGCGGAACCAGCGGTGGCGTACTGTGGCGTGATGGCGTCTTTGTGGAGTTTTTTGTACTTGATCTGCATGTTTTTCATCCAGTAATAGTCGATCCAGGGAATTCGGTTTTCAATTTCTCAATCTCAGGGTCGCAAATAGCCCGGTGATCGGCTGCTGCGCTGATTTCGTGGGTGGTGTAGATGGGGATGGTTTGGCGCGGTGGCATCGTGCCATCTGTCGAGACAAAGAATTCCAATCCGTTGTCCTTGCGCTTGAATTCAATCCACCCATCACCCGCGTCCACTGGATCAGCGTAGGTCAGCAAGAAGGGCAGGGGCAGGTGTTGCCCACAGCCCGTGCGCTGGTGTTCCACCGGGATGCTTGAATCAGCCCCAGCCTTTGCGCAGGACCAACGGCCTTCTGTCTCTGGCATGCGTTCCGGCGTGGAGTGCACGCAGGTACGGCAGGAGACGGCGGGCACCTTGTGGCCATGGCAAACACTCTGGTGACTGCACCAATTGCACTGGTAGAACTTGGGATCTTCGCTGAGCTTGGCTGGGGGTTCTTGGGCGAAGATGATGCTTTCTGCTTTGGCTCTCAGCTTCTGAAAATAGACAACATCGAACTCCAGTCGCTCACTGTAAAGTTCGTCAGTGTCTTTGTTGACCGCGATGTATAACGCCCGCTGAAGATTTGCCCAACCGCAGTACATCATGATCTGGGAATAGTGCTGAGGTTTTGCCAGTTTCACTCCCTTCGCCTTCAAGTCTTTAAATGACTTGGCAGAGTGCGTTTTCATTTCGACCAAATGTGGCTGCTTACCACCGGTTGGGATGTTGACGGCGACAGCATCCAGGTTTCCGCGCATGTGACCACTCAAGTCTGAGTAGCTGAACTGCTTGCCAGTGCTTGGGTCGCATTCCCATACGGTAGCGCCGATGCTGCGCAGATCTGCCACAAAACGGTGTTCTGCCAGATGCCCAGTCTGGAACAGTCTGTACATGCGGCCATCAAACTGTTCTTTCGCTGCCCACCTAAAGCCATACCAAAGCGCGCGGCTGCACTCGGCACCGATGACACTTCCACCAAGGTAGGTTCGTGCCTTTTCTGCACTTCCACGTTTCTCATACTGCTCGTAAATAGCGGAAACAATGGGATCTGTGTGGGTTGAAATGTCAGCCACAGTGCACCTTACTGACAGCTATCACAAGCGCCTTCGCCCGACAGGTCGCAGGCTTGGCCGAGTGGGAAGTCGTTGTCTTGTGGCTGGATGGCCAACTTCTCTTTGAGGGCGTAGCCCATCAGCGGCCAGATTTTTTGCATTGCGTTTTGGCGGGCAATCTTGCGGCCAATCTCAGCATCGAAGTTTTCGGGGCTGGCGCATGCTGATTCGCCCGTGACCGTGAAGCCGTTGCGCAGGACCAGGACGCAGAAGGTGAGCAAGTCAAGCTCACTAGGTGTCGCTTGCCACTCAGGACCCCGTGTCAATCCGACCAGCGCATCGGTAGCCGTGAAGTAATGCTCGCTGGCAATGTTCGCCTCGATGTCGGCAGGCGTAACCCGCGGCGCCGTCAAGCCCTTGGCCTGGATCTCGCGCTCGATTTGTGCATCGGTCATCATGCTACGATCTCCCAATCTTCGGCCAGTACGTCAGTTTGGCTGGCAAGCCATGGCACGCGGGCACCGGTCGGGTAAGGAGTGCTGTTGACTGGGTACATCATCACGATGTATGGCAAATCCACTGGGTGCATAGGCTTCCAGTATTGGAGCCACATTCCCTTGCCATTCCAACCTGCACGGGCGACCTTCATACCCTTCTTCAATGCTTCGATGGCCAAGCCAAAGGTCATGGCATCGCATGGGCGGTATGCGGCCTCATGCTGGGCTTTGGGCGACCAACTGATGTAGCCTGCATGTCGGTCATCGTTGGGCTTGCCGCCATCTTGGTACTCAACCAAGTAGCCGTCATCTGCGCCATCTTCATTGGCTGGCAATTCCCAATTGCGGTAGTGGTTGTACTCAGCGCGCGTCATTGGCGTTGAGGTGACGATCTTTGTTCCGATGTAGCGTTTCATTAATTTCTCCAAGATTGAGGTGGGCCTACTCGCTGCAGTGCTGCCGCACATTGATGTAACAGTCACCATCCGCTTTCGGCCCAAAAAACTTACTTAGCCCAAGGTGCTGCGCCAGCAGGTGCAGACCATGGTGCGGGGGCTTGTGCCGGTGCTTGCGCAGGGGCAGCACCCCAAGGCGCAGCAGCAGGTGGGGCGCCCACTGGTGCAGGTGCACCACCGCCAACATTGATGGCCTCGTACTTCTTGATGGTGTTGCTTTCGCGCTTGCGGTCGTCAATCTCCACCGCCACGGTGATGTGCAGCGGCTTGTTGTGCAGTTCGGACGAATCCTTGGGCTTGATGACGCCAACCGCTCGGCAGATGGCGCCCAGTTCGCGCTGGGCGATGTCCACAGCCGTTTGGTTTTGGTTCACCAGGTTCATGCGTGACCAGACCTTGCGGCCTTTTTGTGGTCCGTCCAGCACTTCAAAAGTGACCTGCAAGAACTGGCCGGTGCCGCTCTTGGTGGGCTTCATTTCTGACGCCGTGGCAATGACCACGTATTGCCCTTCGGGCAGGGCTGAAAACTCTTGTTGTTCGGGTACGTTGCTTGCGTCAAATCCATCTAAGCTGGCCATGTGTATTACCTCTTTCAGTTGGTAGTTGAGAAAAAATCAATCATTTGGGCGTGGCTACGCCCTTGGGTTAGAAAGGTGAGAAAAACTCGATTCAGGAGGCCAAAGAAGGCGCGGTCATGGCTGCTGTCATCGCGGCTGCAAATGCTGGCCATGCCAAGTTGCAGTCAGGAATTGAGTAGCGGTTACCGGCCACATAGGCGGGATGCGGGTTCAGGTGCAGCTTGCGCGCGCCCGTGGTTGTGGCCTTCACGTCCTTGTTGAGCTTGTTGTTGGGGTCAACTTGGCGCGTGTAGATTTCATGCTGGGCAAAGCCGATGATGTCAGCCCACTCATTGACCAGGGCGGTTGCGCGCTTGTTCAGCTTGAGGCTGTACGAGTCGTAATCGTTGGTCTGCGAGGGGTCTTTCACCTTGGTCAACTGTTCGTGGGCAATGCAGATGATCGTCATGCCCTTTTCGTTACGCAGTGCATCGAGGCCCGCGAAAAACTGTTTCCACAGGTCATCGGCGAAGATGTAGCCTTTGCCGAAACCGATTTTTTCAATGTTGTCCACGTTGTTGTCAGTGCAGACTTTGCGCAGGATCAGCGGCTCCAGCCAATCCAGCGAGTCCACAAACACAGTCGAGAATTCGTGAGATTCTGAGTACAGGGTAGCGATGGCCTGCATGACGTTCTCAAAGGTTTCAGCCTTGGGGAATGCCGCCACGTCGATGTTGTCCAGCCCTTCCTCGGTGATGATGCCGATGGGGTTGGGGGCAGACGCAGCAAATGAGCTTTTGCCGATCTTTGGTGGGCCGTAAATCACGATCTTGGGTGCGCGGAGTCGTTTGCCGCGGGTGATTGCGCTGAGGTCGAATGCCATTGGTGTTCCCCTTAGCGTGATGCAATCTTGTTGACCGCTTCATCAGCAGGCAAACCAAGCTGGGCAAGAATGTTGCTGATAGACCGTGCCAGGATACGTGCTGCATCGCCTCGTTTTTCGCTGGACTTTTCACGTCCGATGCCAGCTTGCAGGCCAAGTGCAGTTGCGCATTCGGTAATCAGACCTCTTGAGATCGTGAAGCCCAAAGACTTTTGCGCTTCAAACGCGAGTTCGTTGAGCGACATGGTTTGCAGGCTATCTTTGTTCTCAGATACCCACTGGGAAAGGCGAATGATCTCGGCGTGAGAGGTGCGATGGCGTTTTTGTTGTTCCATGGTTCTTTTTTCCTTCGTTCAATTAGGCAAAACAATACGAGACGGTTCCACGTTGTGCTCGGGTGCCGTGTCCTCCAGCGCCTGGTAACTCTTGGCATTGGTGAGCACAGACTCCAGCAGCACGCTGGCCATGGCGTGGGCTTGGCTGTCTTTTTCGATGGCAGTACCAAAGTCGGCGCCCACGTGGATCGTGCCGTCCGCTTGGTCCTCAATGGTGATAGTGGCTTTGGCCATGGTCAGATTACTTTCACGTCAACAGACGTTTTGGCGGGTTTGACTTCAATGGGGAGAAGGGCGTAAACCTCTGGCTCATTGAGCTTGAGGTACTTCACGCCAGTCTCGTCCAATTCGAGTTTGGTTTTGACGGGGTGCAGGGCTGGTGCGATCTGGCTTTTGACCTGTTCCCACTTGTCCCAGTCCATCTTGCGGGTGAGCTTGCCCGTGATGGTGATCTTGTAATTGCCAGACTCGGTGGTCTGGCTACCTTCATCGCGCTTGCCAAGCAGTGCAATGATGGATTCCTCAACGGCCAGACGCGCCTTTGCCGCGGCGTTTTCTTCACGCTTGAGCTTGTGCCATTCTTCGGCCAGGGATTCGAGTGAGGTTTGGGTATCAAGCAGCATGGGTGTTTTCCTTGCTGCGTTGCAAGCTGGGTGGGGTCCAGCCGCTTGCTTTGTGCCAGGTGGCTTGCACGTCAGTGCGGGCCGCTGGTGTGTAGACAAACCGAGCATCGACCAGCGGGATTGCTGGGCGACTCGGTTGCTGTTTGCAGGTTTGCATCAGTTCGCTCCTTCGGTTAAAAAATTGAGTAAAACTCAACAGGAGCCAGACTGTACACGAACTTTAGAAAAACTCAACCATTTGAATAAAAATTTTCTGCCGTGGCCCGTTCGCCACAAATGAGAAAAACTCAGGTAATTGATTTGCGCTGCGTGATCTCAGTGATACGGCCCAGAATGGTCACGCCGTCATCGAGTCGGTAGGAGGGGTAGCGCGTGTCGTCTGCAATCAACAGTTCTTCGCTGCCTTCTTTGATGTACCGGCGCAGCACCGGGTCTGGTGACTTTCCAAGGGAGGCCAACACGATACAACCGTGTTCAGCCCTGTGCGCGCGCGACACCACAGCGTAACAACCGGCTGGGCATACGCTGGTGAGCGAGTCGCTTGTGACCAGTATGGCGGCGGCTGTTTGTGCGTGGTATTCGACGGACGTTTGCAGCACTTCTTTGACGGTTTCCCAGTGCCAGCGCACCAATTCAGAGGGGGAAACCACCGGGACGGTGTGCAATGGCACGTCAGCAGCAGGGCGCCTTTGCAGTGGCGCTTTGTTTTGTATGCCCAGCAGCCAGTCGGCGCTCACGCCGTACCACTCGCACAACTCAGCCAGGTTTTTGAGGGATGGCTCTGTCTTGCCTGACTCCCACAGGTTGATTGCCGAGGGAGATAGTTCAAGCCGTTTTGCAACGTCGCGCTGGGTGATCGTAGGCGATATGGCAGTGCGCGCGGCATTGATGCGCTGTGCAAATTGAGTTTTCACGGTCAGTCCTTCGGTCGTTGAGTAAACACCTTACTCCTAAATTGAGTTTTGAACAATGTTGCCCGTGTTCCAAATTGCTGATAAAGTTGAGTTTTCCTCAATCAAGCTTCAGGAGTTATCAGTGAATCACACGAAGAAAGGGCAAACCCCGGTGGGTTACACCGTTGCGGGGTTGCTTGGCATGGCCGGGGGGCCAGCCGCTGTGGCCGTCAAGTGCGGGTTGACCGTGCAGACCGTATCCAAGTGGGGTAACCGCATCCCCATGCAGCACGCGCGCACGGTAGCGATCATGTCAGGTTTGCCGCTTGCTGTGGTTCGTCCTGACATGGTGCAGGGCGAGGAATAGGCAGCATGCGCAAGAAGTCGTCATACAGACCGAAACGGGTGCTCGTTGACCCTGTTGCGTGGGTCATCAATGGGTTCAAGCCTCTGAGTTCAATACGTGACCAACATTCCACACTGCTGGCCAAGACGCACGCAGCGATGGACGAGTTGGTGCGCGGGCGCGGTACGCGCTATCACGTGGATGTGATGGTGGATGCCCTGAACATGGCCGAGGCGTTAGCGGGTGTAAAGCGGGAATTGGGCGAGGACTGGAAGCCTGAGATTGAAGATGCCCAGGTGGCACTCAAAACGATGGCAGAGCGGGGCATCTGTGCGGGTAACCGCTACATTTTTCGCTCAGAGGAAATGAAGGCCATCAACTTGGCGCTGCAGGTGCACGACGAACAGTTGGCCATTTGCACCATTGGCCAGCTTGAGGAAGCAATGCACGTGGTCATTGATGGCATCAAGAAAAAAAACGCGATGCGCATTCAGAAGGCGGTGGCAGCATGACCGGCCTAGGCGTATTTGCAATCCTCATCGGCGTCGGCTTCGCTGTTGGCGTGTTGGTCATGTACGTGATTGTCCAAATGACAGACAGCGAAGAATGATGAAAAAAGAAGAATCTGTGTTCCAGCAGTTTGCCTGGAAGTTCATTGAACGTGGCATCAGCGTGGTGCCCATCGCGCCAGGGTCCAAGAAGCCGGGGCAGTGGTCAGAGGCCGAGGGGTGGCGCGGCATGGGAGACTGGACACGGTTTTCCAAACGCTTGCCTACCGACAAAGAGCTTGAGTATTGGTACACGTTCCCAGATGCGGGCATTGGTGTGGTGCTGGGGCCAGTGTCCAACCTGGTTTGCGTGGACCGTGACTACGACTTCAAGGGCCAGGATGCGCTTGATGCACTGATCCCCTACAGCCCGATTGCCAAGAAGGGGGAGAAGGGCTGGAACCGCTTTTACCAGTACAACGGGGAGCGCAGTTGCTCGTTCGACGTGGGCGGCGCGCGGGTGCTGGATGTGTTGGCCGAGGGGCGGCAGACGGTCGTACCACCGACCATGCACCCCAGTGGTTGCCATTACGTGTGGATCACAGAGGAAGCTCTGGACACGATCCTGAGCACCAATGAGCTACCGAAACTGCCTGATGACTTTTTGGAACAGGTGGCCCGTGTGCTGGCGCCTTACCAGACTGAGCCAGACATCAAGCACCAGAAGAAGGCGCAGCCGGTCAAGGCTGACGATGCCAAGAAGATCGACACGGATCTGTCTATCCAGAGTGAGTATTTCCGCGACCTTAACCGTGCTGCGTTGGACCGGCTTGACGAGTGGGTGACGAAGTTGATACCCACAGCGCGCACGCACAGCGATGGTTACCGGTGTGTGGCCAGTTGGCGCGGGGCGAAGAATCCGAACGTGGGCATCAACCCGGGGGGCATCAGGGACTGGGGCGGTGGCTACGGCATGACACCAATTGACTTGGTGATGTACGCCAATGGGCTGACGTTCTCCAAGTCCGCTGAGGTGTTGAGATCGTGCCTGGTGCTGCATGAACCCGTGTTTGAAATGACCGTGGGCGGTGCAGCGCAGGCAACATCATCACCACAACCCGCACCTTTGCCCAAACCCCCCATTACCCTGCCGTGGCTCAAGCCCGCGGCGCCTGCCGTGCCGTTGATGTTGCCACCGGTCACCAGCGTGGAGTCTGGGCCAGCGTTGCCAGCCTTTTTGGCCAACCCACCAGGTATCTTGGGCGACATCGCGCGCTGGATCACGGCCACGGCACCCAAACAACAGCCCGAGTTGTCGGTCGCAGCTGCGATTGCGCTGGCATCGGTCATCATGGGCCGCACCTACCGCAGCCAGTACGGCAACTTCACCAGCCTGTACGTGGTGATGGTGGCCAAGTCCACCGAGGGCAAGGAACATCCCCAAGGGTGTTGCGAGAAGGTGCTGACGACCGCAGGGCTGTCAAACCTCATCGGTGGATCTGGTTACACGTCATCTGGCGCGGTGTTCAGTGCGCTGCTGGACAGCCCAGCCCACTTGGCCACGATTGACGAGTTGGGCAAGCTGCTGAAAATGTCACGGGCAACCGGTCAGGCCAACAGCGAAGCGGCCATCGACAAGCTGATTGAGGCATTCGGGCGCCTTGATGGTGTGATGCGCCCACCCACGTACTCCAAGATGACGCTCAGCAAGTCGCAGACATCGAACGTGGAACGTGTGGTCCACAACCCGGCCATCAGCATGCTGGGGGCCACCACACCGGGCACCTTTTACGCGGCGTTGACCACCGACCTGGTGCAAGACGGTTTCTTGGGCCGGTGCATTGTGGTGGAAAGTAAACAGCCCAGGCAGTTGACCCGGTTTGTGGACCGTACAGCGCCACCAGAAAAGATTGTGGACTGGTGCAAGGCTGTGCACGTCTCGGGCGCGGTTGACGGCAACCTGAGCGGCGTTTCGCCATCAGACATGCCTGCCACCATCGTGCCATTGGAGTTTGATGACCGTTGCATGCCTCTCATGCAAGCCCTGGAGGCTGAACTGAATGACGAGAAAGAGGCCAGCGAAGGGGAGGGTCTGGACGTGATTCTGGGTCGTACCGTTGAAAAGTCGATGCGTGTGGCGATGATTGTGGCCAAGTGTGTGAACATCAATGCCAAGAAAGTGTTGCCTGAGCATCTGGAGTGGGCGATCCAGTACGTGAGGCATTACGATCTGGACCTGATTCGCGCGGTGATGCGTGAGCGTGTGCAGTCAACTACCGATGCCGACATCAAGCGCATGGTGAAGTTTGTGGCCCACACCAAGAAGTACGCCAAAGACGCCAGGTTCGGCTCTGTGTGTGAGCAGGGTGCGATGCCGCACAGCAAGCTGCTCAAATTGATGGCCATGCCAGCCAAGGCGTTCCAAGACCTGGTAGATACTGCCGTGGAGACGGGCGCTATTGCCCGCTCGCCTGGTGTGCCGTTTGGGAATACTGCAGGGTTTGTGTACCTGCTCCCGTCTGACGATTAACTTTGACGTGCCGCGTGTTCCAGCGCGTGCACCATCGGACCAATCAGGCGGCATAGCCCGCTGTGGTTGTGGGCCAGCAAGGCCAGCAGTTCATTCATGCCCTCTGTCACGTTGTCGATAGTGTCTTGTTTCGTTTGTCCGATGAGTGGATTTTGTGCGTCGATCATGGTTTTGTTCTTGTGTGATTTGACTGTACAAATATACAGTATCCGTGACTTTTTTCCAGTGTGAAGATTCACGTTTTGGGTTATTCGCGGTTCGCTGACTTTCGTGGCCGCTTGACACCTACCGGATAGGGGTTCTTGTTTTTTGAACCTTTGGGCCTGCCGCCATACCCCCTGCGCTTTTTGTGCACGACCCCTCTGCGCGCACTTCGCCCAATCTCAAGCGGGTCAATGGGCGAGTTTGTGGCGATCACGTATGACGGCTCAATCAGCCACCCCCTGCCGTGCTTGATGATGGGAAAGATTTGACCCAGGCGACACATGCGGGCCACGCCTTGTCGGCTGATGCCTTCACGCTCGGCCACCTGGTTGCAAGTCAGGAATGTGGATCTGCTCAGGAAAATCATGTCTCTTTCGGAAATGTTGGTAGTGGTGCCCAGTGGGTGAAAAAGCCCCGGCCCATGGGCAGCTTGCCGATCTGGGCCACGCCCATGTCACGGTTGATAAGCAGCATGGCCACCCCGGTGGGGGTGCTGGCGTCGATAGGGCGGTACTTGTTGGCCGGGTCGATGGCGGCGGCGCGGTCGCTTGAGAGTTTGGTCATCCCCCAGCCCTCCCAATCTCAGCCGCTGCCTTAGACGTCAGCTTCAGCAGTTCTTTGTCATCTTGTGTCATTGCACCACCCCCATACCCGCTACATACACATCATCGGGAACTACGCCGCTCAGAGCCATCAGCAGCATGGGCATCACATCACCGCCACTCAGATAGGTTTCTTGAAATTTCAGGCGCAACGGGGTTGGCCAGTGATTGTTTGACTGGCAGCATGCAAAGTCAGGGCAGCACTCATCATTTGTTTTGTTGTGCACGTTCTCACCGCGCACCCATTTTTCAAGCTGTTCTTGCGCTGTCATGACTTCTCTCCCAGCACAGCGGATTCGATTGCACGGGCAACCGCTTGCCGAAACTCCGCGTATGGTTGCGTATAGTCAACCGATCTCCAGCACGCATCAATCTGCTCATCCGTCAGCCGCTTGGGTTGTGGCTTTTGCACTGCTGGCTTATCAATCGGCCCCGTGACTTCAACACGGCCAAAACCCGTCAACTTGTCCAGTTGCGTTCTTGTCATCAATCCGTGCAGACAAAG